CGCTTGTTGTTGTTCGTGTGTAGTCAACACCAGGTTGCAAAAACACACCATTGCGAAATACCAAAATTTGATTTGGCTGTGTATTTGAAAAAGTAAATACAGTCTGACCAGCAGTTGCATGAGTCAGCATTGAACTGAATCGAACTTGATCAAGTGGAGTTGTTTGCTGAACCCTTCCAAATTGATCTACTGCAACCAATGATGTTGTTGCTGGATTAAACGTATATCCACCAGTTGCTCTACCAGCACCAAATGGATCTAAGTTGAGGTTGACAATGCCATCAGGGCCTACTGATGAATAGCCAATACGACCATCGGTTGGACTGGTAACGTCAACAACAAGAGAACCAGATCGAGCGTATACATCAATGTATGGATCAAGCGTCAATGTTTGACCAGATATGTTTTGCCAACCAGATGTATCAGGCGCATCAATGGTTAAGCTAAAAGCCGCTGTAGAGTTACCAGATGTTCTTGCCCACAAAGTAACAGTAGACAAAAAAGTGCCGCCAGCAGGAAACCAAACATAGTCAGCAGGATTATTGTCTAACGTTAAAACTTCAGATGCTTGCAATCCAAAATATGTTTTACCAGTTGGATCATTGCTAATTCCTGCGCCAGTTTCAGAATTTGCATATCTGACAAGCAAATATCGATATGGAGACTGAATCAACAATGGACTGGTAGAGACAATGCCAAGATCTGTTGTTGCAGCCAATGTGGCCACATCAATGTTTAATACTGATCCTGTCGTGTATTTGATGTATCCAATCGGATTAGATGTTGCAGGAATAAANGAAATATTCCGACCACCCCAACAACGATAGTACAAGTTGTAGGTTNTGCCAAAAGCAAATGGCGACCACTCATACAAGCTTGGGTCAGTAGGGGTTGATCCATCCGTTGTAGTGGCTACACCGTAATACGTTGCATTGGTAATAGTGTCGCCAAATCCAGTTGTTCCAATACTGTTAGTCGCAAACTTAATGGACATGTACTGATTAAAAACAGCAAATGGGTTATCAAGATCAATGGAGCGAACAGGAACAACTTGCCAATTGCGATTTGTGTCAGGCGCTTCTTGAGATACAGCAAAGTTGGCATGACGGCCACCAGCAGTAACAACCCAAAGAACTTTGGTTGCTCCAAATCCACCAGTTACCTGAAACCATGTGTAGTCAGCAGGATTTGTGCTTTCAGAAACCGTATCAGTGTTNTACAAACCAAAATAGGTTCGGCTGTAAGGGTTATCGCTAAAGTTCAGNCCNGCAGGACTATCAGCATACTTGANATCCAAATAGCGATATTGGTATTGAAGCAGATCACCTGGAGTGTTGGTNACAAAACCAGTCGTTGGATTGTTGTTGACGACATANCTTCCAGCAGGAGTTTGTGGCGATAAATTGGCCAACAAATAGTTAACTGCTTCAGAGACTTCTGAAGGCGATGGGTTGCCGTCAATAAAGAATGGCATTAGAACGCATCCTCAACAACAGTTGCTTGCCAATTCATGGCCGTCAAATTCCATGTATCAGTGGCATCATTGGATTGAACTTTAATTGAAACAGTTCGGACAGCTTGTTGCTGAGTGGTTACCCAAGGATTGTCGGTAACAACACTAACAATACCTGTTTGACCATATGTCGNTGCTTGAGCAGTTGAATTTGCACCACCCAAGGTAATGTTAATCAANCCGCTGCCNGCAATTTCAGGCAAAGCACGGTGGATGTATGTTTTGCAAGAATATGGAACTGGCCCNTTTTCTGTTTGCAAAACTACGTTGTTTCTTTCAAACAAAGCTGGAATAGATGCGCCATTGAATGAATTGCCTTGTCCAGTTTGATTTAATTGAGAGTTAGAAACGCCACCAATCCCATAGGTCACACAACGAGATGCATATTGAAACCCGCTGTTATACACAGGCGCTTCACAAGCATTACAAGCACCAGCAACATCTTTTGGTGCGTTCCAAACATTTAAGTCATAACGCCATGACAACATTTTGTTGCACCAACCTGTGCTATTTAGGTCGGGGTAATAAATTTCAATTTGATATTTTTGCGTGTTGTTAACCATAAACAACCGATCTTGATAGGTCGGATTTAAGTTGGCAAAGAAATAGTTTCTGACCTTTTGATTGCCCAATGAATTAAAGTTGGAACCATCAAATACCCAAATGTCACGGCTGTCAATGCCATATACGTTTTGATCAGTGTTTGCCCAGCAATTGTTGTTTAGCAAACCACGGCCTTGATTGAACAAGCGCACACCAAAAATAGGCGCTGCCGTGCTTTGGTAGGCAATAGGACTAAACACTACCGTGTCCCAATAAGAACACACATAAAAATTGCCGCCCAAGAAAAAACCGTCTATTAAAGGCCCACGGACGGGGACTTCTTGTTCATTGGCAATATTAGTCAGGGTTGGAACCCAAGTGGCCGGAACGCCCGTGTTGGCAAAAGCTTGCGACCATCTGACTGTGGTCGGATAGTTAACAGTAATACCCGTAGACAAATCTTCAGTGATATTGCCTGCAATTAGGATATTGCCTACGTTTGGAGCGCAAAAGTTACGCACAAAGCCAGCACGAGTGGCATTCACACCAGACCCATAGTTCCAAACGTAATTGTCAGGCGCATGATCGTACAGTTGAATTTCTGTGTCAGTTGGTCTGTAATACATGGGTGGACGCAATGTGTCATTGATAAAAAACACACCGCCAACCCAAGAACTGGTGATATTTAAATCATCGTTATAACCAGATAATGCAGCATTAGGGTTTGCGCCATAACCTGGAGTTATGTTTGTAATGCCCAAAGCATTAACTTGATACCATTTACCTTCACGAGTAGCAACTATGTAAACCCAAGTTGAATCAGTGCGATAGTTGCCATCAATGAAAATTACATGACCAGGAATGGTAGACAAAATGTATTGTTCGCCATTGATCTTTTTCATGCCACGCACATCAGCTTCGACATTTAAACCGCTGTTGTATTCGTTTGGACCCAAAGCGTTGCTAGGAACATCGGGCGTAAAACTCATGTTCATAAACGGTGTGCGTAGACGGGTGTAATCAGCCATGCTTTAATCCTTAGTCATGTTGCTTGATTCTACGGCTTTTAGAGGTTTTGTAGTACCTCTTCAGGTTGCACAAAGGCCTCTGGATTGTACCTTTGGCCGCTCATCCAAATGAATTGATTATCAGCCAAATAGGATCTGTCTTTTAATAAGTTGATATTTTCTGGATGGCCAAAAATCAGCGGGTCAGTAATAGACCAAACAACAATCCCTGGCTTTCCAACTGACCAGCATAAATGCTGAAAAAAACTGTCAACAGAAATCCAAGTTCGACATTCCTTAATCAAACCTTTTAAGTCAGTTATTGACAAGTTTTTTCTAAAATCATCAACCAATTGATATTCGCCATCAACGCCAACTTGAATAATTGGCTCTTTTATTAAACCAATCAGCTCTTTCCAATAAGGATAGTTCTTGGGATTTTGGTCGCCGTTTGGCAAAGGTTTGGAAAAAGGGTGGATCAGAATCACAAATACATCCTTTCAAAGGCTGATTGGATGCTTTGCGTCCACTTCCATTGGTCCATCTTTTTATAAATATTCCATTGGTCCAAGCTGCCAAACAAATGTTGGGCTTCGGCAATAGAACGGCCTGGGACGATTTCAGGATAGCAAGTAAAGATTTCAGGATTTTTGATCTTAGGCAGGATCTTGCTAAAAATGATGTGATCTCCCAAACCGCAATTTAAGACGACAATAGTTTTGTCTTTATAGGTCAAGAAGTTCTTGAAGATCTGTTCGTCATGAGCATACAACTCTTGTTTGGTTTCGCTTCTAATGCCGCCATCAGGGTTCTTCATATGCCAAGTAATTGCGTTAGGCACAACAAGTAGGTTGTAGCCCTTCTGATGCAAACCCCAACTAAACAAAGTTTCTTCTCTGTGCGCCACTCTGGACAAACCAAGGTTGAAGTCATGTACGCCAGCACGATAGAGAAATGAACAATAAAGATGCTGGACTTTCTTTGTTTTTTTTATCAGTCCCCATTGGATGTTTGGCTCAATCTCAATGTTTTGGATTAAGCCAGTTGAATTTAGATATGTTGGTAAATGAGGAGGATTCATCACAGTGCCTGCAACAGCGCCCACGCCATTATTGGCGTACTTGAATAGTTCTTCAAGGACGTTAGGTTCAGGTGTTGCGTCATCATCCACACGCCATACCCAGTCGTATCCCATTGTGTTGGCCATCTGATGAATGTGATGTTGCCCTTGTTTATGAGCAAACAGCCATTCCCATTCAATGCCCTTGCACTTCAAAACGTAAAACAGGTTTTGATACAACGCCTGTTGACGCATGTCTTCAGGTTCATCGTTGTCATCAAAGATAACTAGCTTGTCGGGCTTTTTGGTTTGATTAATGACCGCTTGGATGGCTAAAGGCAAAGTTGTGAAATATCTACCTCTGGTGGCAATAGAACACAAAACATTACTCATTGTCCCACCTACACAACATCAAATTGCAACGATTGGCATCAGACACAGGCTCCATAGTTGTTGACAGTTTGCCATGTTCAGATACATAAGCAAAGTCAAAGCCAAAAAAGTTATTTTCTGTCAAACCATGTAATTTGTGATGCTCACCCCAAAATCCTGGCGGTTCATTGTGAGGAACGCTAATCAACAATCGTTTGCAATGCTTTTTAAGACGTTCAACTATTTCAAGGCCATTGTCTAGATGTTCAATCACTTCAAAAGCAACGATAGTTTCATGTTCTAGCAGTTCATACTGATTGATGTCTGCATTTAAAAACCAACGGTTTAAACCCCAATTTTGTTCTTTGGCAACATCAACAATGATTGGATCGTAATCAAGGCCAAGGTAGTTAACTTGTTGAGGAAAGAACTGAGTTCCATACCCTGTTGAACAACCAACTTCTAGCAAAGATTTGCCAAACAAATTTTGATTGGCCCACATGTACCTAGCAGTTTCTCTGACATGCACTTGATCACCCTTAAGAAAAACAGCACGTTCAAAGTTGTTTGTCAGTCGCCAACGATACCAATTTGGATGATGTTCTTTGGCTAACTTTAGTACATGTATTTCAAGTATTTTTTCCCATTGGGTTGCTATGTCAAGCCCATACAATTCTTTGCTATTCATTTTTATCCTTTATGTTTTTAAGATCAATTCATATGGTTTTTGAATTTCAATTTTTGCCCATGTTGAATCTCCTAATTCGTTTGTCAAAGATTGACATACGGTAATAGCTTGAGCATCAAGAATTTGTTGGGCAACTTCTTTTACGGCAATTTTCATTTCGTCTTCGGTTTGACAATCTATATGTTGTCCAGTAATTGGATTAAAAACTTGATATGAACCCATAATAAATTCCTTTCCATTAAATCTTACAAATGCTTCTGAATTTTTTAATTTATCAAACCATTCAACCCAACCAATTGTCAAATTTGGATTTTCTTCGCAATAAATAATTAATTTACTTCTTCCGTAATCCCAATCTAAAAATTCGCTTGTTGCAAAATTTTCTTGAAAAGTATTTTCAGTCCATGCGTATGCATCATCACACACACCGTTATCTTTTAAAAATTTTAAAGATAATTTTGACATTATGAGACTGCTCCATAAACACGAGTTGTATTGCCACTAACCCATGTGATTGTTTTTCCGTTTAGTGAAACTGCATTTCCTCCAGTTCCACCTGCATAAGAATAAGTGCCACCGTTTGCACCCCAGCCGCCGCCGCCAGCAGCACCGCCGCCGCTATTGCCTGAGCCAGCGCCTCCTACACTATTTCCTGATCCCCCATAACCACCATAAGTAGTGTTGCCAGGAACGCCACCCGAACCAGGAAAAATGCGACCGCCACCTCCACCACCAGAAATCGCGTTACCTTTGCCTATAGTTGCCCCTGCGCCGCCTGCACCACCGCCACCGCCTGCGTTACCACCGCCACCGCCAGTGCCGCCCGATGAACCAATAGCCCCACCTGCACCGCCGCTTTGACTACCATTGTTGCCGCCAGCACCACCAGTGCCGCCACCAGCACCGCCGCCACCACCGACATAAGGGCCAGTATTTACGCCTGCGCCACCACCGCCACCGCCACCAATATAAGCAGACGCATTGGTATTGTCAATTGTTGTGTTAATACTTAATGAAATGGCAGGACCGCCATTAAATCCTGCACCTGTAGATCCTCCAACACCACCTTGACCCATGATATAGCCATTGTTGACAACTTTAAGTGTGTCTCCTGTAGTGCCGCCTGCAAAAACTAAACCAGCATTACTTATACTGGTTGAATACAAATAAATTCCAGAATTTACCGTGACTGTTATGTCAGAAAATCCAGCAACATAGCCAGATATTGAATTTAAATTTAAAGAAGCATTTGCGGTATTTGCGCTGTATGTGTATGAAAGAAGAACTCTACTTTTAGCGCCACTTGATATTAACAAAGACATCATTGTCATGTTAAGTCAACCCCGCGCCTGTAATTACTGCACTTGAAGCAGATGCAAACCAAATAGTTGCCATTCCATATAAACCAAGTGTTCTATTACCTGTTGTGGATGCTGATTGACCAGCCCATTGCAAAGTTACACCTGTACCTTGCGTAATTGTTTGACTTGATCCTGAATTGTTGTAGATGGTAACAACCATACCAGCAGACATGATTGAATTGTTAACAGTAACGCCACCTGTTGTGATTGATATTACTTTGCCATTATCGGATGCAGCAACAACATAAGCTGCTGTCTGACTATTAATTGGCAATGAACGCAAATTACCAGCTGTATCAGTAGGCGTAGTGTTGAACTGATTTGTTCCAGTCCAAGTATTGTTGGTTCCCAAGATAGAAGAACCAGCAGTACCTGAATAACCTGAATAGCCAGAAAAGCCAGAAAAACCTGAAGTACCAGCAGGACCTGTTGCACCAGAGTAACCAGAAAAACCTGAAGTTCCAGCCGATCCTGTTGCTCCGCTATATCCACTAATTCCAGAATACCCGCTAAATCCTGATGCGCCTGCTGAACCAGCAGCGCCTGAATATCCTGAAATGCCAGACCATCCTGAATAACCGCTGATACCTGAATATCCAGAAAAACCAGATGCACCATTACTACCAGCGGCTCCAGAATAACCAGAGATGCCTGAGTACCCAGAGAATCCTGACGTACCTGTTGCGCCTAGTGCACCGCTATAACCAGAGATTCCAGAAAAACCGCTATAGCCAGAATAGCCAGAAACACCTGATCCTGAATATCCACTGATACCGCTAAATCCAGAGATGCCTGAGTAACCAGAAATGCCGCTGTAACCTGAGTAACCGCTGATGCCGCTGTACCCTGATTGGGTATAGGTAACTTGAGTTGCAGTCACAATCACGCTTGGTGTTTGTGGGTATGAAGTTCCAGCAGCTAATGTTTCTAAATAAACACTTGTATTTGCTGTTTGCCAAACCAATTCAAGGTAATCATTTGCAGCAACTTGCAATACAAAATTGACAGTCAGGATTTCAGATGAAAATGCACTTCCTTGTTTGTCAGGTACATCGTAATGAGAATTTGTATTAGAAATGTCTGCGCCATTTTGACGCAGCCATACTTGTGTGCTGCCTAATGCAGTGCTGTGATTTGTAAATTGAATTGAAAAAGTTAAGCTGTAAACACCAGCATTTGCAAAAGTAATTCTTGATGATGAAACTATTGAAACACCACTTGAATTTGTATTAGTGCTGTTTAAAGTAATTAATGTTGGTGTATTGGCCGTTGCTGTTTGAGTTGTTGTATCCCAAAAAGAACCCCAAAATCCTCGAACACCGCCAGCACCCACAGCACCTGAATAGCCACTGTATCCAGATGTGCCTGAGAAGCCTGAAATGCCGCTGTAGCCGCTGTAACCAGACACGCCGCTACCTGAATAGCCTGAGTATCCGCTGATGCCTGAAAAGCCTGAGATGCCGCTATAGCCCGAATAACCACTTGCACCTGAAGCACCAGAAAAACCGCTAATGCCTGACCAGCCGCTTATGCCAGAGTAACCGCTATAGCCACTGATGCCAGAGAAACCAGATATACCAGACCATCCTGATATGCCTGAATAACCACTAAAACCAGATATACCTGAATAGCCAGAGTAGCCAGAAACGCCACTTCCAGAGTATCCAGAAATGCCGCTAAAACCACTGATACCGCTAAATCCAGATATACCGCTGTAGCCCGAAACTCCAGATATTCCAGAGTAGCCAGAGTAGCCGCTAATACCAGAATAGCCAGAAGTGCCTGTGCTTCCGCTGAATCCTGAAATTCCAGAATAACCAGAAATGCCAGAGAAACCAGAATACCCAGACTGGCCGCTATACCCAGAATAACCAGAATACCCAGATGTCCCTGGCAAAAAGAACAATCCTGGAGCAGACCATGTAAAGACAGTGGGTGTCTTAGAGTTAACAAAAGCAATTGAAACCCAGACATCTGTTGTAGGCGATGTTGGTGGGCTTAAGAGCCAGCCTGTCGGAGGCGTGGCAGTGTTTGTCGTAAAGTCAAACGTGCCACCTGTTGGTGTGGCAGGTTGGGTAGATGCTTCTTGAAAAATAAACCACTCAAAAAAAGTACCGCCATAATTAACGGTATTTCCATATAAACCAAGCGTTTCTGTTCCAGTACCAGCAACAGCAGAACC